ATGCAGTGCGATTCCTGCCAATAACATAAAACGTACAATTTAGACACGCCACGCAAGATTCTTGCGTCGTGTGGTACGATTATTGCGTATGGCAAGCCTTCTGGACTTCCTGAACCCGTTCCGAGCAATCGAGACGGTGCGTTCAGTCGCGTCCGAATTCAGCACCGAACTGACAACGCGATCGTCTATCGTGCCACCTCCCCGGTCGGCATCGGCTGGTGTGAACACTCTCGAAGCTGTAAGCATCGCCGCCGTCTACCGTGGCGTCTCAATTCTGTCGAACGCAATCAAGCAGATCGGTGTGCACCTTTACCGTGACGATGTTCGGCTCGAGTCGACACCGTTGTGGGTAAAGCAACCGGATGACAAGATAACCCGTGCCGAGTTCATGGCGCGTACTGTCAACTCGATGGCTGTGGCCGGAAACGCTTACTGGCGTATCTCCCGCAACGGTCGCGGCGAGACTGTGAAACTTGAAGTGCTGAACCCATTCGACATTCTGATTGAGTCGACGGATAGCGGAGAACTCACCGGGTACACCTATCGGGGTACTACTGAATACCAACCTAATGAGATTCAGCACCTCAAGATGCTTGCTATGCCCGGCAACCTTTACGGCCTTGGTCCGATTCAGGCTTGTCAAGCGGAGCTGCGCAACTCGAAGGATACGCGGGACTTTGCGTCGAAGTGGTTCTCGGATTCGGGGATGGCTGCGCAGGTTGTTTCGCCGAAGGTTCCCGTCTCCCCTGACACTCTCATTGATATTGCCGAGTCGTTGCGTAACGCGCAGACTGGTGGCAGTGTGGTGGCACCTACCGAGTTGTCAATTCAGAACTTGTTCCTGAACCCACGCGACGCGATGTTTGTTGAGGTTCAGCAGTGGAACACTTCTCAGGTCTGTCGCATCCTAGGGATTCCCGCGAACATGATGCTCGCCGAAGCCGGCTCGAGCATGACGTACTCGAACGTTGAACAAGAACAGATTGCATTCACCCGGTACTCGCTCTCCGCCTATTACGTCGAAATCGAGCAAGCCATGAGCGCTCTGCTCCCACGCGGAACCGACGCACGCATGAACATCGACGCACTTCTCCGCAACGACACACTTACCCGATACCAAGCCCACCAGATCGCAATCGCAGCAGGCTTCAAAACAATCGACGAAGTCCGTGAGGACGAGAAGCTCGCGCCACTGTTAGGAGCCACCAATGGAACAATTTGAGACCCGTGAGATGGAGTTCCGTCTCACTGACAAGGACAAGCGCGAAGTCGCTGGTCTTGCCGTCCCTTACGAACAACTTGCGCATGGCGAGATGTTCGCCCGAGACTCAGTCACCCTAGACCCCGAAGCCAAACTGATGTGGCAACACGACAAGACCGAACCAATCGGCAAAATTGTCGAAGGCCGTCATACACCTGAAGGCTTTGAGATTCGCGCAACCATCTCCGACACCGCACGCGGTCGTGACGCAATCACTCTCCTTGAGGATGGTGTCATCAACCGATTCTCGGTCGGATTCTTTATGCGCGATTCAACCACAGACGAGAACCGCAACCGCGTTGTCACTGACGCACTGGTCGCTGAAGTCTCATTAGTTTCGTTTCCGCATTACAGCGGAGCGATTGTCACCGAATTGCGTGACGAACCCGAACAGGACATCCCTGCTTCGGCTGAACAAAAAGGAGAAATCGTGGATGAAATTCGCGACCTAACTCCCGAACTCGCCGAAGTTCGTGAGCGCATTGAAATGGTTGAGCGTGAAATCTCAACTCTCGGCAAAGTCGAAGCACCTTCGGCACCGTCCTACCGTTCGGCTGGACACTTCCTTCAGGCAATTGTTGATGGAGATGACAACGCTGTTCAGGTTTACGACCGGGCATACACCGGCGCAAACACTGGCGACAGCATCACGACTCCTGTTGACGTTGACCTCATCCGTCTCGTAGACGCAGCCAACCCTCTCGGTGCTGTGTTTGGTCGCGGTGTCACTCCCCCCACCGGTATGACGATTACGTTCGCCACCGTTGACGGCATCACTGACGGCACTGGAACACAGGCCGCTGAAGGTGATGACCTCGGTTACTACCAGCTCAACCTGGACACGTCGACCGAAAACATCATCACGGTCGGAAACTACTCCGAACTGTCGCGTCAGGTCATTGACCGTTCATCGGTTGACTACTTGAACTCGGTTCTCCGTGGTCAGGCAATCGGACTCGGCAAGGCTCTCGCCACCCAGCTCCGCACCAAGTACCAGGCTGTCTGTGCAGCGCAGGTCATCGCAACCAACAAGGTCACCCTTGCAGCTGGAACCTACGACGGATGGGTTGGCGCACTTGCTGACGCATCGGCAACCTACTTCACCCCCAACGGTGTGCAGATTGACGCTCTCATTGTGGACAAGGCCACCTTCAAGGACTTGCTCGCTCTCGACGGAACCCCGGTCATCTCGTTCGCTGGAGAAGCCCTTGGTGCAGTTGGTTCGGCAAACGTCTCTGGACTCCGCGGATCCATTGCCGGTATCCCCATCGTCGTTGACGCTGGACTCGACTCGGTGAACAAGGACGAGTGCGCATTCGTTTCGTCGCTCGCTCTCCGTCAGTACACCTCGGGAGCGCTTCGTCTCTCGGGAGAGAACGCGGTCAACCTGTCCGAAACGTTCTCGCTGTCGACGTACACGGCCACGGCCGCGGAATATTCCGCGTTCATCATCCCCATCGACCAGACCCCGTAATAACCTCTAGGAGCCTGGCGTGGCCATGACATGGAACAACCTCAAAGCTTATGTGAATTCCGCATCCGCCGATGACACGTTCGTAGAACAATGCTGGGATGAAGCGACAACGCTCGTCAACGCATACATCCGCGATCGTGATGTTCCGAATGATGTTTATGACCGCGCCAGACTCGAGGTTGGTCAGGAACTGTTCAACCGGCGCTCTGCACCAAACGGCATCGCACAGTTCGCAACGTTCGACGGAACCACAACTCAAAGGGTCGCACGCGATCCATTAGTTGGTGCTTACCCGCTTCTCAACCCCATCATCAACGGTTACGCTTTCGCATGATTGCTGAAGCACGCGCCGCACTCCTCGCTGTTCTTGAGACAGCAGGGGTGCGTGCGTATGCCGAAGTACCTGATCGCGGCGTACCACCGATGGCCATCATGGTGCCAGCCGATTCATGGGTTGTTAGTGGCGAAGCGTTCGGTGAATTCGTTGTCTCGTTCGATGTTGAAATCATTGCGCCTAACGGCACTAACGTTGTTATTTCGCAAGCTCTTGACGATGCCGTGGAAACGGTTCTCGTCGCTATCTCTAATGCCCCGGGGATGTACACCGCTGAAATCTCAAAGCCCGCATCGGTTGAGATTCCTACTGGTGTCTATCTGGGGTCGACCATCACGGTCAAACAAAACCTACAACTGTAAAGGAAATAAATCATGGTCAATCGTGTAAAAGCGAACTCCATCACTATCACGGTCGACGGTGATCCGTATACCGCTGAACTCTCCAGCATCATGCTCCAGTCCGAGGAAGCATCAAGCGATGTTACTACTTTCGCCGATGCCGCTGCTGGTGGCTCGAGCGACTGGTACATCGAACTCTCGGGTGTGACATCAACCGATGTTGGATCGTTCTTCGTAACCTGCTGGAACAACCCGGGTGACGAAGTACCTTTCGTGCTCACAAGCTCTTCACCGACCGCTTCAGACTTCACCGGTACTCTTCGCATACCTGCACAGGGTCGCTTGCCGTTCGGTGGAGACGCATCCGCCGATGGCACGTTCTCGTGGACTGGTGTGCGTTTCGAGGTTGTGGGCGCACCCGTCCTCGCCGTCGTCTAACATGCCCGTCTCCCTCACCCCGCTCGCTCGGGTAACGGTTGACATCGACCGAAAAGGTCGAAGCTACCTTAGTGGACTGTACGGAGGTAAGGGCGCAATCCAACGGTTGAAACGTCTAGGTGCCGAGAAAGAATTTTTTTCGCGTATCAACAAACTTTCGGCCACCATCGTCGCTAACAACGCACGCAAGATAGCACCAATATTGTCCGGTGCTCTACAACGCAAAATCAAGCCGTTCGCTTCGAAGCGCATCACCCAGAACAACAAACCGTCACAGTTTATCTTCGGTGGCCTTGTTGTGGTTGATGTGCGACGAAGGGCTAGACGCGGCGAAGGAACCCTCATCAAAGAGGGTAAGTCGGCTGAGATTGTGGGTTATGGTAAGCGCACATCGCTGGGCATGTACCGGTCACCTTCACAAACAAAAAGCGGCGAGTTTATTCGACAGGCGGGTAACCCTTATCTGCGAACTGCCCGAACTAAATCACGACCTGCCATTGCTGGCTTGTGGACTCGAGAGATGCGGAAGTGGCTCGAACACAACGGCATCGACACCTACGGATGGAATAACGCGTAATGGCTAAAGGCAATATGGTGCTCACGCTTGTCGCACAGACAAGCAAGTGGGCAAGCGGTCTAAAGAAGGCGTCAGGTGACGCGCTAACGTTCGGCAAGCTTGTTCGTAACGCGATGAGCGCTGTGGCCGGGGCATTTCTGGCCGTTGCTGGCGCAATCATCATGTTCCTGCCGAACTTCATCAAGATGGGTGAAGAAGCCCGAAAGTCCGAGCGTCGACTCGAGAACATCGCAAAACAGATGGGCTTGTTCGGGGAGAACACCGCGAAGGTTACGCAGCGACTGTCCGAGTATGCCG